GCTGGCCCACCCTAACATCACTGCCAACTTTGATGGAGTATATGTATTTTGTGTTTCTACATGCACCCTAGCGCCTTGTGATCGTGCGCCATCAGCAAACGCTGTCAAGGTATCAGCTTTTCTACCTGGGCTTTGTTTTTGCAACGAACTTAGATAAACAACAACGTCAGTCATGTTTGTTTAGTATCCGCCAGGCTGTGCCGTTACGCATTTCGACTTCAGTAAATTGACAATACGATATGTGCCTTGCCCATGCGTATACTTCATCCAATGAAGGAATACGAATATTTTCTATATCTCGTATGTGATGACTGCACAAAGGCGCTGCTGCATTTGGTCCCAGTGTGATTGCAGGCTTGCCCAATAGCAATGCTTCACCGGCTGCAATGCTAGAGAATGTCACTAGACAATGCACATCACGAGACAGGGCCATCTCTATTGTGTCATCAACAAGTCTGGCTGTACGACCTGGCTTGGTGCGCACCACAATTGGACGATCAGTATGTTGTTTTATTTCTGATTGTGTTTTTTCTAACCAATCTTCGAGAACAATGCCATAATTGTCCAATAGTTTTTGACTAGGAGGAGCAATCAGAATATTTTTACCTGTTCGCATTTTTCTAATTTGCACACCAGTTTTTTCAAATCTGTCTCCGGGTCGTTCCACAATGTCACCAAACCATTGCACATCGTTTTTAGTAATGCGATGATACCATTTTTTCTTAACATTGCCAAAATATCCAGTGTCGATGTAATAAAAAGTTCTGCTGGCCTTGCGGCATGCAATCATTTTTTTCCCTCCAGCAATTCCACGTAACACCACCGGTGTCGATGTAGTTTTTTCTTGAACCCAGCTACTCAGTCTGCCGCCACATCCTTGTACAAAACTTTGCAAAATTGGATCGTATATTTTTCCCTTTTCCTGGTACTTGTCTTGAAGCTCCGGGACATCACCTGATATGGCTGCTACATTTCCTGTGTTTAATAATTTGATCTGATCCACAATAGAATCAATGCTGGTGCCATAGTAATGCCCATCGGGGTCTACTCTCCATTTTAGTATATCTCTAAAAATACTTTTGATAGGGTCAGTGGCCATATCTAACTCGTGTATTCCTAACGGAGCGGGCAAGTTGAAATTTGTTTTGCCGCCGGATTTTTCTTTCTTTCCAAACGTCAATTCCCAATTGCTTGCAAATGTATTTGCATCGACACTCTTAGATTTTGCCACCGATCTGTTACTGCTCATTCTATCAACCTTTGCTGGCAATACTCTGTAAGTATGCGTTCTCTGTGCCAATCTTCACTTTGTGGGGTATCGGCAAACTCGTGAAAGCATGGAGTACCAAGTGTGTAGTGCAGTAACTTAGCGTTGGTATTTGGCCCGTATTCATCAGGCAACCAGTTCCATTCAGGTGGTAGAGCACCTATACGGTCGTTGTCTATCCACGAAAAGCGGTGGAGCTCACTGCCGGTGCTTTGCTGGACGAACTCGGGAGTAAGAGCCCGGTTAGGAAAGCTATTACAATTCCACAGAATAACACTACTCCAATTTTTTCGAGGATAGTCTTCATTTCGTGCTCCCAGGTATTTCACAGGCATACGAGTTTTGTAGTCATGTTTGACCACTTGCACATCTTTGTACACATCTCGCAAGTTCCATAGTTCTGCAATGTCTCCACGCACAATCATGTCACCATCTACAAAGATAGCATGGCCAGTGTAATCCATCAAGTGCGGTACTAGAAAGCGTGTGTAGATAAAATGGTTTGATCCATCTGTGTGTGTTTCTGCATAGTCTCGAAACAAACTCAATGCAACTGGCACAATGGCCACTGGTTGAGAACTGTTGCGAATAATACTGTTTACACAAGTATGGTATGCAATGGCTTCCCTGGGGTCGTAGCCCACAAAGACTGGTATGATATTTTTCATTGGCGTTCTATGTCCTCTTCTACACAATCTCGGCCGTACTGTATTTCAATCAGTTTTAGTGGTTGATCAGTTTCGTTACATAACTGATGCCATTCACCACATTCAATAAAAGTGTGTTCATGCACATCTAGACAGCACTTGACATCGCGGTCTGTGGTGGATTCTTCCAGCGTGTACACTGTGGCTGTACCTTGGGCCACAAACCAGAACTCCTGTCTTAGATCGTGTCGTTGCATGCTTAAACAAGTCCAGGGCGCCACAGTGAGTTCTTTGAGCTTGGTGTTGACACCCACTTCGTGCAACACCCGATAGTATCCCCAGGTACGATCAGTCTTGGGTGCCTTCCATTCTTGTAATATCCAGCTGCTGCTGTTCTTTTTATCCTCACCACCAACGCCAAATACAAATGATAAATTGGCATCTACCATATCCATTTCTGGAATGTTATCTCGGGTTCTGTCCCCGCCATTGGCAAAAATAAGTTCTGCGTCTGGATAATGAGCCCGCACTTGATGTATAAATGCACAGGCCGAATCATCTTCATCATTGAAAGTATAAACTTCATCTACCATTGACAAGTTGTTTACAACACACAAGCGTTCATTCCAAGGCATAAATGCACGACCTTTTTTGCGTTCTAACCATTCATCGCTATTGAGTCCAACAATCAACATGTCGCCTAGTGTTCTTGCTTCCTTAAAATAAGCAATATGGCCGCTGTGCACCGGATCAAATCCCCCAGTTACTAATACTATTTTCATAAAGATATTTACCGTTATGTATGCACATAAATATAGAATGACCGCCTCGACCATCAACACACAGCCACTGGACTGTGCCTGTGTTATACACAGCAACGGATACGATTGGACCTATGTGGATCGACTGTACAATATGCTGAGTAGACATTTGACACGTCCGGTTCGCTTGCATGTTTATACCGAAGCTGTAAGACCGGTTCCGGATCACATGGTCAAACACCGCTTAGAAGATTGGGGATTTGCCGGCCCCAAAAAGAGTTGGTGGTACAAACTACAGTTGTTCAATACCCAACATCATTCGGGCCCCATGCTGTATTTTGATTTGGATGTGGTCATTGCCAACAACATAGACTGGATTTGGCAATTGAATTTGCGACATTTTTGGTCTATTCGCGACTTCAAATATCTGTGGAAGCACAACTGGACCGGATCAAACACCAGTGTCATGTGGTGGGACACAGCACAATATCAGCATGTGTGGAACACAGTGGTAGATCAGAATATAGATTTTTTTGTTCATAAATACCGCGGTGACCAGGATTTTGTATCAGCTGTAATACCTATTTCACATCGTCGATTTTTTCATTCTGAATGGGTAAAAAGCTGGAAATGGGAATGCATGGATGGCGGATTTGACTTTGCTTGTAAAAAACACCGTGCGCCTGGCACAGGAACTCGTATCGATACTGATACTAGTATATTGGTATTTCATGGTAAGCCTAAGCCACATGAAATAACAGATGCTGCTGTGATAACACACTGGCAGTGATAAATAAACATAACAGGAGACCTTGAATGGCCAATAGAACACTACAATTTTGCGGATACGCATACGGCAATGTACCAGTACAATTAAATGCACACATCAACGGGCAAACAGTATTCAGTGGCACAGTTGTTACATTAGATGAAATTCTCCCTGTCTTGCCAATTGATATGACCACTGCACCAGTATTATTTTCAGTGCCCGAGTCAGCACTATTTCCAACCAGCTTCTCTGGGGCATACCCAATGACAGTTTCTGTTGCAACCGGATACGGCATAATACTCGGCGACGTGAATAGCAACTACACAAAAAGGTATAGTAATCCAGTGGTGTTTAGCGGCTCCATCAGTGGCACAACATTGAATGTAAGCAGTGTGACATCTGGAGAAATTGTACCTGGTCAAATCATATATAGTGACGACATAATCAAAGGAACAGCAATTGTGTCGGGCAACGGCTCAACTTGGCAAGTTTCCACAAGTCAAATAACAAGTGAAGAAACCATAGATGGTAATATCCCAACGGTTGGCACTGTTGATGTGTTCCGGGATTGTTTCAACGGAACTCCAACAAGTTCTGACGGCGTAGACGATTCCCGTAGTAGTGTACAGATCAATGGAGTACCTGTAACTCCAATCCGCCCCGAAGATGCCAGCGGACAGTGGACATGGCTGGTCGAAGCCGGCAGCACAATTGAATACAATTTCAATATTTCTATAGGCAGCGAGTAACCCGGCACTCGGCAGCACTAAAAACCCTGCTCAAAGCAGGGTTTTTTTGTGGTTGACCATTAATTCCCATTCTGCTATAATTAATACTTAAACAGCAAACAGGGAGAGCAAAATGGGTTTCGAAAAAGTGGTGCTTGGCAAAGTCAGCAAAATTCTTAAATCTGATAACTTGGCCTGTTTCTTTTGCGGCACATTGAGTGTAGTTTGCACTGAAGCAGAAGCTCGTAAAGTCTTTCACAAATTGTCAAAAGACCACGGCCTAGGCAAAGTTCAAATAAGCAAAGATGGGTCTTACGGTTACAATTTTGATTTTGTTGCTTAACCGCAACATCCAGTTGGTTGACTAATAATCACCATTCTGCTATAATTAATACTTAAACAACGCACACCAAAGGAGCCAACCATGAGTGCAATTCGTATCGTTCGCGGAGAGTATCGTAAACGTCCTGTAGCTGATCAAGTGTTCAGTCTTGTGTCGGGCTTTCAGTCCGGTGCCAAAGGCAACTTTGTGACTGTAAAAAACGACGGCAATTTCCCCAATTGCCCTGATACAATCCGTATCCGCGTTGACAACATTTCTGATATTGAGTATACTAGCAGCATGACAGACACAACCACCAATGCTGCCAAGGCAGTGGCTGCACCAGCAGAAACAGAAGAACAAGCAATTGAGCGCATTCGTGAGCGTTTTGACATCCTGCACGAAATGACCAAGGCAGCAGTCACAGGCGACATCCGTGCTATGATTGTATCGGGTCCTCCAGGCGTGGGCAAGAGCTTTGGTGTGGAGCAAGAAATTGAAAAAGCCACTATGTTTGACAAGCTGGCCGGCAAACGGCTTCGTGCAGAGGTTGTCAAAGGTGCTGCTACTCCCATTGGCCTATACCAGACGCTGTACAAGTATTCAGACGAAAATTGCGTAGTTGTGTTTGACGACTGCGACTCAATCTTGCTGGATGATGTCAGCTTGAACTTGCTGAAGGGTGCTCTAGACTCGGGCAAGAAGCGCAAGATTAGCTGGTTGTCAGAATCCAGCAGCCTGCGCCGCGAAGGCATTCCAGACAGCTTTGAATTCAAAGGCAGTGCCATCTTTATCACAAACTTGAAGTTTGACAAGATGAAGAGCCAGAAACTGCGGGACCACTTGGATGCATTGCAAAGCCGATGCCACTACCTGGACTTGACGCTGGACACCATGCATGACAAGATTCTGCGTATCAAGCAAATTGCCAAGGATGGCGTGTTGTTTGCAGACTACGACTTTGAACCCGAAGTTCAAGACGAGATCATTGCGTTTATGGACGCTAACCAGAATCGTCTGCGTGAAATGAGTCTGCGTATGGCAATTAAAATTGCAGACCTGCGCAAGATGAGCATGCTGAACTGGAAGCGTTTGGCAGAGACCACTTGCATGCGAGTGTCATAATACTGGGGTTGGTTGGCTCCGCCCTGGACTTTGGCAGGTACCCTTAAAACGGTACCTGTTTTTTTGACTTCTTGCTGCAATAAGTATATACTAGCACAATGAAACATCTTGTTATCATGTTGGGACAGTCTGACCCATTGCCTCTTCAATTTCAAATTCGCAACACTCCTGTGGCTCAATTGTGGGTTGATAGAATGCAGTCCCGAGGAGATTATCCCCTGGACCATCCCAAAAGATTTTACGGATTTGACACTCCGGAGCAAGAACAAGCACGAGCAGCTGATATAATTCAACAATGCATTGCAACAATTAATGCACATTTGCCAATTATTGCAAGGCCATTTGAATACACACAAGATTGTTTGAACTATTTGCACAATATATTTGAAAAATATCACGGACTACTGGACCAACAACATACACCATACTGGAACACTGCGCCCGTATCAGTGCAACAGGCACTGGCGGAATTAAACATAGCAGTTCATAGATGTGAAACAGCATTAGCCCAGGGCAACCCTCGATTGGTATGTACTTGGTTCGGCATGCCCAAGACTGAAACACTAAGCACTGAATTACAACAAAAATACGGCACCTCTGAAATCACATTTGGTACAGTGTATTTGAACTACTGTGAGATTGGCAAAACTGTAGAAGATCTAGCACACGACAATGATAAGTACATTGCTGACCAAGCATTCAAGCCATTTGATCATTACAGTGCCGATTTTAATGTTCATTTTGGTAATCGCAGCTTGATCAAGAAATACGGCGACGTTGACAATTATATTCGTCAACATCAAGAATTTTTCCTTGCACACGGCATAAAAAATGTGTATAATATAAAAGCACAGCCTTTGCGTTTTCCTGTAGCTGATCTAGAATACAGTGGCAACAAACAAGATTTACTAGAAAAGATTGCACAAAGACAACATGTGCAACAAGTTATCATACAATGAAACAAGCAACAATAGTAATAAGGGACGAAGTCAATATCAAGATTGAGGGCCTAGACCCGGACGTTCGTCGTGCGTTGGTCACGGCTTTTAAATATGATGTTCCTGGCGCCCGCTATTTGCCCGCGGTCAGGCTGGGCCGGTGGGATGGCAAGGTCAGTTACTTTCAATTGGGCGGTAGTACCTATGTAAATTTGTTGCCGGAGATTGTGCCTATACTGGAACGGTTTGATTATGATATTGAACTTGATGACCAGCGCACATACTCGACTATATTTGATTTTGATCATATCAAAGAAGATTCGTTTGCTCACAAAACATGGCCCAGGACACATCCAATGGCAGGACAACCTGTGGTGTTACGTGACTACCAGGTTGAGATCATCAACGCTTTTTTGGGCAATCCGCAATGCATCCAGGAAGTGGCTACAGGCGCAGGCAAAACATTAATGACAGCAGCACTGAGTTTGAGTATTGAACCGTATGGCCGCAGTATTGTTATTGTGCCCAACAAAAGTTTGGTCACACAAACTGAAGCAGACTATGTGAATCTGGGACTGGATGTGGGTGTATACTTCGGCGATCGTAAAGAAATTGGCCGCACACACACAATATGCACATGGCAAAGTTTAAATGTGCTGATGAAAAATACCAAGGCCGGTGTAGCAGACATTACTATACAGGACTTCATTGAAGATGTGGTATGTGTCATGGTGGACGAAGTACACATGGCCAAAGCCGATGCTCTCAAAACCCTGCTGACCGGCGTGATGTCTAGAGTGCCAATTCGGTGGGGATTAACTGGGACTGTGCCTAAAGAACCATTTGAGTTTCAAGCACTGAAGTGCAGCTTGGGGCCAGTGATTAACCAGCTCAGTGCCAGTGAACTACAGGACCGCGGCGTGTTGGCACAGTGTCATGTGAATATTGTGCAGTTGGTTGATCATGCAGAATTTTCAAACTATCAAAGTGAGTTGAAGTTTTTATTAGAAGATCCTGATAGACTTGCAGCCATTTCTGGACTGGTGACACAGGTCAACAATACTGGAAATACTCTGGTATTGGTGGATCGTGTGGCAGCTGGCCAAGCCTTGGTTGCATTACTGGGTGATCGGGCAGTGTTTGTATCGGGCGCAACTAAAGCAGGAGCAAGACAAGATGAATATGACGAAATTGCAACAAGCACTGGCAAGATTATTGTGGCGACTTACGGTGTGGCCGCTGTGGGTATTAATATCCCTAGGATTTTTAATTTGGTTCTTGTGGAGCCCGGAAAGAGCTTTGTCCGCGTTATACAAAGTATTGGGCGAGGTATTAGAAAGGCGGAAGACAAAGACCACGTCCAAATCTGGGATGTGACCAGCACCTGCAAGTTTGCCAAGCGCCATCTGACCAAACGAAAAGTATTCTACAGAGATGCTAACTATCCTTTCTCGCAAGAGAAACTAGAATGGAAATAAAGGTTGCGATTTTTAAAAAACCTGCTATAATAACAACATGCGAATTCTACAACTAGACTCAAACACATTTTTCGATCTTGATCATCTTCCTGAAGAAGTTGATGACATGAGATTTGCTATATTTGACAACAGCGATCCTAGGGAGCCCGACTATCATTATATTCCACTGATTTTTCTTGAAAGTTTTAATGCTCCTGCACTGGTATTAAAAATTGGCGAGCACAAGATACGCATGCCCATGGACTGGCAAGTGTTGATCGGCGAACCGGATGTAGGCGACCTTGAAGTGTTGCCATTGACCAGTATTAATGATCGTGGTTTTAAGGTATTTCAATTCAATCCGCTTTCAAGTTTTAGACCAAGTTTCCCCACCATTGAAATTGTAGATGTGTATCACGAAGTGGCATGGTATGCCCCCAAGTTGAAGAATGGACAGATGTTATGTGTTCCTGTATCTGACGGGCCCAAGCCCGAGTGTGTTTACTTTGTCAAAGACATCAGCCGTAACTGTGAAATTGTTGACTACAGCAAGGCATGGTAATATGCAGTTAAGGAAAAATCATGAGTGACATTTACTGCAAGGCTCCGTGGACATCAACCACCTACATGCCAGGCGGCAAGTTTACTCCGTGTTGTAGTTGGGGCGGCGATCATTTTGACAGCCCCGAACAGGTTCGAGATGTAGTAGGCGGAGCCTTTTTGCGCGGCGAGATCCCCAAAGAATGCATGGGCGCATGCCCACCTGACAAGCCCGGCTGGCGCCAAATGTTTCAGGACTATCCCACAGACTTGGTCAACCTGCAGGTTCACTTTTTGGATTTTAGAAACAACAATCTTTGCAATTTAAAATGCCGTAGTTGTGGGCCAGTACTTAGCACCAGCTGGGCCAGTGAACTAGGCCATCAAGTGATTCACCTGCATGAAGAAACTGAACTGGGCGATATTGATTTGACTCGCGTTCAACAGATTTATTTTGCTGGCGGCGAACCCTTGTTGAATCCTCAACACTATCAGTTGTTGGAAAAATTGATTGCAGCCCAGTTACAACCTCGTATAATGTACAGCACCAACATGACTGTGTTGGGTTACAAAAACAAACATGTAAAGGACTATTGGTCCAAATTTAAACAAATCAACGTCAACGCCAGCCTTGATGCTGTAGGAGATATTCTAGAAACAGTGCGCAGTGGTTCTAAATGGAGTCAAGTTGAAGAAAATATCAATTGGTGTAAATCGCAATCTTATATAAAATTATCTTACTCACCAGTGATCAGTGCTATTAATATTTGGTGGATAGATCAATTGTTTGATTATTTTTCACAGCAAGAGATAAAGATGGAGCAGTTTCAACCAGTCTTGGCCAATCCGGAAGGCCTAGAAGGCATTGCATTAATTCCCTGGGAGTTTCGCGATGCATTGATCTCCAAATTAGAAAAGTCGCCGTACCAGAATGAGAACATTAGTCGAGCAATTGAAATATTACGCACACAGGATGCCACTGCTGGATGGTGGAAATTTGTGGCTCAGCAACTCATGATGGATCATGTGCGTGGCGAGTTCTGGTTTGATCGGTTACCAATACAGCAACAAGTGTATAGGAAAATCTTTAAGGAAGTGTCGTATTCTTAAAAATATTAACAATGGATAAACTATCAATACACAACGAGATGCAGCAGTTTGATCTCAAGAATCGTGACTTCTATGACGAATTGACAGATGATGAGCGTAAGAAATTTTCAACATTTTTAATGCTGCGTTGGGGCAGTGCAGTAGAAGGGTCTCGGGATCTACAACAGTTTTATCTTGTTGCT